CTGAAAGAATTAACATCATGGCTCCTAACAAATATATAACTATCGGCGGAGGGTGAGCCAACAGATCAAATAGACAATTTAATAATACTATGCAGAGAATTAAAAACTAAATATAATTTCAATATAATGGTTTATACTTGGCGTGATCTTGCAAAAGCACGTAAAGGATATGTAACGAAAGATATATCTGACAATAATAACAAATATCCTATATCTACTAAGAAAATAGATGAGCTATTAAAATATATAGATATTGTAGTAGACGGTGAGTTTGACCCAGAACAATGTTTATATAACGAAGAAGCAGGAGACGGATTCCTTAGTTCTATAGGAAGTGGTAATCAGAAAATCTGGAATGTACATGATATGAATTTTGAATACATGAAAAACCTAAATGGATTATATTTAGATGAAAACGATACTTTGATATTTTTAAATAAAAAGGAGGACTAATATGTATTCAAAACATACAAGAGGTAATGACACTGTTTTAATATTAGACGATCCTTTAGTTGTTAACGACAGCGAAGGAACAACTACAATAACAGAGTTTAATTTAAATGCATTAAATAACTTTGAAGAAGAAATATATTATACAATAAATTATGTAAAACTAATGGGAACTGCTGGAGTTAATTTTCATTCTAATGTAAGAAATGAAGTGATGAAAATTAAAATAAGCTATGATAATGAAGCTGATCAAATCGAGCTTAGAATAACATATGATTTATCTGGTAATGGAAACGCTACTAAAAAATGCATATTAGACGAAGAACGTTTTATTTCAGAAGTTATCGATGAAATGATTCTAGCAAATAACAAATATATTTATAGCATCCCAATAATTAAAGAAATAGCAGAAAGAACAAAAGAAGAAATATTCTTTAATTATATCAATGACAATGCATTTGTTGTTAATGAGCAAACAATAAATACTACTATAAAATGCTTATCTAGAGAAGATGGTAGCTGTATAGCTACAGCTAATCGTTTCATGTATGTACCAGAAGATGACTCAATAATATTATGCGAAACAATAGAATCTACAGACTTAATAGATCATGAATATGTAGATTTAAGAATAATCAGTGATAATCATGCAGTAACAATAGAAAGAGCAAGTTTAGCATCTCGTAGTAAAGGCAAAGTTAAATACGTGTGTTTAGTGGTAAGAAATGCTACAATAACTATAGAGCCTACATCTGATGAATTTACTAGATTTGACAATATGGAATTAAGATTGCCAACTATAGAAGATTATCTAGAAAATAAATCGATAGAAGATCTTGCAAATACATTATATGATTATAACAATCAAGATAAAATCAACTTATACTATAAAGTGAATAATTTTATAGATGTAATATTAATAAATATAAATGCTTATTTATTATAAAAAGGAGGGATAAGTTTATGTTTGAGCAACAACTAACAGAATTGCTTAATATAAAGAAGAATTGTATCTGGGTAAAAACAGAACAAGAGAAAGAAGTAGTACCAGCTATATTCAATGTGCTAACTAAAAACTATTTTAATCATATATATGTTTGGAGTTTTCTAACTAATTTACAAGAAGTAAAAATAGAAAATAATAATTTCACAAAGACAGATATACCTAATACACAAGGACCAGCATTTTTAAGATATTATAATTCATTACAAACAGATCCTGACTTAAAATTAGAAGAACATGCAATAGTCTTAAGAGATTATGATTTGCAGTTTGAAAATCCATCTTATATAAGATTATTAAGAGAAATGGTTGAAGTTAGAAATGAAAAATATGTCCCATTGATATTCGTATCAGAAGGATATAATCCACCATCTAAACTAGCACATCTATTTACTGTTGTAGAATATAAAAATCCTACAGAAGAAGAATTAGTGCAACTTCTAACAGATTATGAAATAGCTAGAGAAGTAAATATAGACAACAAAGAAGAAGTAGCTAAAAAGATGTTAGGATTTAGTAGAAGTGAAATAATCGAAGCACTTGATTTATCATTCTATAAATATGGAGAAGTTAATCTCAAAATACTTAACGATAAAAAAATGGAAATGATAAATAAATCTGATGTAATAGATTATTCTATACCTACTAAGACTATGGCAGATATAGGAGGTAATCATAACTTCAAAAAATGGTTCGAAGAGATAAAAATCTGTATGGATCCAGATGCTAGACAATATGGCGTTGAAATGCCTAAAGGATATTTAGCACTAGGTATAGCAGGTTGTTCTAAATCATTAATGGCAGAAGTTATAGCTAATGAATTAGGTGTGCCATTCTTAAAATTGAATATGTCTAAAATATTATCTAAATTTGTTGGAGAATCAGAAAGGAAAATCGAGCAAGCTGTCGAATTAATAAATGCATCAGCACCATGCGTTTTATTAATAGATGAAGTAGAAAAGAACTTGGGAGGTAAATAAATAAATCGTTCATTCACGGTAATATCTTAGTGAATAAGTATATTAAGGACGTGATATATAATGATAGTCAAATGTAATTATTGTAATAAAGAGTTTAAAATTACCATTACAAGATATAATGAAAGCAAAAATAAAATATTTCATTGCTGTAGAGAACATGCTAAATTAGCAAAACAAGAAGGAAAAGTAAAATACAGTAAAGAAATTTCGCTTGTTTGTCGACATTGTGGTAAAAATTTTAAACTTAAAGAGTCATATTATAATAAACAAAGTAAGCGTGGGCAAATTCCAAAATATTGTTCAACTGAATGTAGAATAGCAGAACAACGTAAAAATAAAGAATTTGTTAAATGTAATAATTGCGGGAAAGAAATACTAGTTGTCAAAAATAAGTATAATCTACATTTCTGTAATGAAAAATGCAGAATTGAATATGCAAAAAAAGGAACTCAAACTGTAATATGCGATAACTGCAATAAAGAATTTGAAAAAAATAAATATGCATATAATAGAGCCAAAAAACATTTTTGTAGCAAAGAATGCTATGATGAATATAGAGCTAATAAAAAAGAAACTTATAAAGAAATTTCGCATTATTTACGTACGCATGAAAAATATGATGAATGGAGAGCAAAGGTCTTTAAAAGAGACGAATATGAATGTTCCAAATGTGGAACAAAAGAGAACTTACACGCTCACCACATAAATCAATTATATGATATATGTGATAAATATGATATGAATATAGATAAGATATTAAATTCGAAAGAATTTAATGATATTGATAACGGAATCACATTATGTCAAGACTGTCATGCTCTTGAACATCCATATATTTCGAGAGATGAAAAAGGACGATTTATTAGCCGCTCTGGGCCAAAGTCTACAGAAGACCCAGAGTGATTAGAAGGGAATTAAGCTGGAAAGCGGGTTATGTCCGTAATCAGAGACCGAAGGCGTTCATAAAGAACTAAGCTATATAAAACTATTATTAATAGTGGAAGTTAGTGATACTGGTAACAGTAGTCAGGCGCAACGCATAGTAGATGATACCTATACAGCTGATATAGGAGTATAATTCTACCACGAGGCCCTTCTTTGGTGTAGACTAGTAATTCCAAAAAAAGCTATGCTGGACTGCTCATGAATTAACATGAGATAATGGGTATAATACCCCAGAAATTAGGATAAAAAGCCTAATGATAACAATTCGTATGCAAGTTCAAACGCTTCAGACAGTGGTACTCTATCAAGAGTATTCGGTAAAGTCTTAGATATGTTAGTTAATAACGATAAAGGTATCTTTACTGTTATGACTTCTAATAATGTAAAAGACTTGCCACCAGAATTAACTAGAGCTGGTAGATTAGACGCTATCTGGTATTTCTCTTTGCCAAATGAAGAAGAAAGACAAGAAATATTAGCAGTACACTTCAAGAAGAGAGAACAAAAAGTGCCAGAACCAATTGTTAGAGAAATTGCTAAAGAAACTCAAGGATATACTGGTGCTGAATTAGAACAAATAGTTAAATCCGCTATAAAGAAAGCTTATGTAAGAAAAGCTAAAAATATAGACAATGAGTTTGAAATAACTAAGAAAGACTTAATAGAGTCTAAAAAAGAAGTAATACCAATAAGCAAGTCATCTAAAGAAAAGATAACAGCTTTAGAGCAATGGGCTAAAGGCAGAGCATTATTTGCCAATGAAAAAACTAGCAATAGCAAAAAAATAGAATTAGACAATATAGATATAGACAACTTTGAATTTTAATATCTTATATACTAAGAAGGAGGGGTAAGTCATGGATAAAATAACTTTAGATATGGATTTTGGAAATGACCTAGAACAAAATGAGGACATAGAAATACCTAAAGCAGAAAAAACAGAGGATGAAAAGAGAGAATATGTAACAGACTTAATCAAAGAAGGATTAGGTCAATGCGAAGAAAACGCTAAAAATCTATCTAAACTAATAGAAGATATAGAACCATTTTTAGGTGCTGGTATAACTCAAGAAATAGTAGGAGTTATGCAATATCTTCAAGGCATATTTGAAAGCAATATACCTAGCTTATTAAGAGGGAATTATGATGAATTAATTCCCGAAGAAATAGTAGGCCATGAACTAGAAGCAAGTCTTTTAATAGATTTGCTTAAAGGTACTAGAAAAGAATTGCTTAAAAAAATAGAAGAAAAAAGAAATAAATAATTTTAAAGGAGGACAATAATATGTCAGTATGGAAAAAAATAGAAAGTAAAGTAATGGATAAAAACGTAAGTAGATCAACTTTAGCTAAAGCTTTAGAAAAAATGAATGTAACTTTAGATGATTCTGTAAAAACAATATCTAATGCTTATGGTAGCGATACTTGTGATGCTGCTTTAATAAACAAAGCTAACCCATCTAGAGTATCTTTAGGTGTTAAATTTAATGCACAAGGTGGCGTTGAATTAGTTGGAGATATATGGGGAACAGGCTTAGGTAATGACGGTGGTCAAGAAGGTTTACTTGACAGAATAGCTCATCATTATCAAGTTGAAAATATAACAGAACAACTTTCAATGTCTAACTGGTGTATAGAATCTACTGTTGATAAAAACGGTAAAACAATAATGGAAGTAGTTCAATACTAATCTAATAGCCCACAGAAATGTGGGCTCAATAATTTAATTTTAATTTTAGGAGGAATGAAAATGAAAAGAGTTAGAATAACAATAGATGAAAAAGGAAATTACGATATGGATTTATTAGAAGGATTCAGTGGTATGAGTTGTTCTCAAAAAGCTAAAGAGCTTCAATTATTAATAGGTGGAGACAGCGTTGAAGAAACTAAAAAACCAGAATATTTTGATCCAGAAGGAGATAACTTCGACGAAATATTTATAAAATAAGGAGCATAATACCATGAATGAAGAAAAAGATGATAACGTAATTGTTACAATAAAATGGACGTACGAAGATCTTGAAAATGCTCTAAGAGATAGAGGTTATGAACCTACTGATGACAATATAGATACTTTGCTAAGCAATGGATTAGCTAGTAAACTTGAAGATGAATCCATAGAAAAAGGTTGGGACATAATTGACTATATATTTTGTATATCAGAAGATCAGCTTGAATAACATTTACCCCTTTCTAAAGGGGATTTTATATTAGAAAGGGGTAATGAATGATGTTAAATATGAATAAATTATTAGAAGGTTTAAATGACGGTCAAAAAAGAGCCGTTAAACATATAAATGGACCAGCATTAACTACTGCAACTGCAGGTGCTGGTAAAACTAGAGTCATAATAGCAAGAGCTCAATATATGATAGCTAGTGGAATCGATCCATCTAATATATTATTGACTACTTTTACTAATAAAGCAGCCAATGAAATGAAAGAAAGAATAGTTTCTATAGTTGGCGACAGAGGTAAAAGAATAACAGTTGGTACTTTTCATAGTATCTGCAATAGAATATTAAGACAACATGGGCATCATCTTAACTATGAAAAGACTTTTACAATATTAGATGAAGAAGAAACAGATAAGATAATGAAGAAAATAGGTAAAAAGTATGACATAGAATTTGCTATGCTAAAAACATATATATCTGATTGTAAATTACACTGCAAATTAACTAATCAAGCTTATAAAGAAGCTGCAAATGATACAGAAAGAAAATTAGCAGATGGCTATTCAGAATATCAAAGCGAGTTAAAGAGAAATCAAAGCATGGATTTTGATGATTTGTTACTACAAACAGTTGTTTTATTAGAAAACTATCCAAAGGTCAAAAAAGTAATAAACAACAAATGGAAATATATATCAGCTGACGAAAATCAAGATAGTTCACAACTAGATTGTAGATTAATCTACTTATTATCAGGAAAGAACCATAATGTATTTTTCGTAGGAGATGATTATCAATCAATATATGGCTTTAGAGGTGCAGATTTAGACGTTATGCTTAATTTAAGAAGTTTGTATCCAGAGCTTAAAATGTACAATTTAGGCGTAAATTACAGAAGTACCGAAACTATCGTAAATGCAGGAAAATCAATAATCCGTCATAATAAGAAACAAATCGAAAAATCCGTAGAATGCGGTAGAGGCATAAAAGGCGCTCCAATCGTAATTACTAAATGTACTAACCAAAAAGACGAAGCTAACAAAATCGTAGCATACATCAAAATGCTACATGGTAAAAAAGGGCTAAAATATAGCGATATAGCCATTCTAAACAGAATGAGCTATTTATCAAGATCTGTCGAAGAAGCACTTATGCGTGCTAGAATCAAATATACGTTAATTGGCGGAACTCCATTTTTCTGTAGAATGGAAGTTCAAGACATTTTAGCATATGCACGTTTAACAGTAAATGAACATGATTTTCTAGCATTTAAAAGAACTATTGCTATACCAAAAAGAGGCGTTGGCGATAAAACTATAGATAAGATAGATGAGTTCGCACGCGAATATCCTGGCGGAGCAATATCTATAAGAAAAGCTTTAGACGACCCTAATTTGCCAGTCAAAGGTAAAGCTAAAACTGGTATTAAAGAATATAACAAATTTCTTAAAAAACTTGATTCTAAAAAGACTGAATTATCTTCTAAAGACTTTATAGAGTATATAATCAAAGAAACTGGTTATTTACAATATTTAAAAGAAAGCTATAAAGACACTTATCAAGAAAGATTATTGAATCTACAAGAATTGATCAATGTAGCAGAAGAGTATAATAGCATAGAAGAATTATTAGTTGAATCTTCTTTATATAGAGAAGATATAGACGAGAATGAAGATGCTGTACAAATCATGACTATACACAAATCTAAAGGTTTAGAGTTCCCTGCAGTTATAATGACAAATATGTGCGAAGGTACATGCCCTCATTATAAATCCATAGATGATCCTAAACAATTAGAAGAAGAAAGAAGATTGACTTTTGTAGGTATCACAAGAGCGGAAGATTATTTATTTATGACTTATCCGCAACAACAAAAAATACAAGGTAAAACACAATTTGTAAGACCTTCTAGATTTTTAAACGAGATAGACCAATCTTTAGTTTATAGAAATTAAAAAAGTGATGTCAGTTGACCAAAAAAATCGAGTTTTGTTTGTGGCGAAAAATTGAGAGAATTTTTTTAAAATTTGAATCTAAAGGTAGGTAAGAAAATGTCAAAAAATTTAATCAAAAATAAGAAACTTAAACCAAGGAAAAACATATGGGATAACATGGGCTCAACTATGAAGTTGCAGCCCTTTCCATATCAAAAGGAAGCTATCTATCATGCTATTCATAATCCTAACACGCTTATGATATTACCTGTCGGTAGTGGAAAGACTCCTATAGCTATAGGCATTTTTTTAGAACTCCGCAATCAGGGTTTAACAGATAAGCCAGGAATAATATGCGTCAAAGCTTCGCTTAAATATCAATGGGTTGAAGAGGTTAAGAAGTTTTCTGACTTAAGAGTTAAAGCTATTGAGACTCCGTCTAAGGCACGTGGTAAAAAGTTCGATGAACAATTCGAAGATACAGATTTATATGTACTTAATTATGAAACATTTAAAAATGAAAAAGTGAGCAGTAAACTATTAGAGAAAGGTTCAGAAGTAATCATCCTAGATGAAATACATTATATTGGAGATTACAAAAGAAATAAATCTAAAGCTCTATATTGCTTCAATCATTTGCCTTATAAGTTTGGTCTTACAGCTACACCTATCACAAAGAATCCAGAGAATATATACAGTATATTTAAAATGATTAAGCCTGAACTGTTTCCTACTCATGGTAAGTTCGCTAATAATTATTTGAAATATAGAAGTTATGGTCAAGTATCTGGATTAAAGAATGAAGAACACTTATTCAATATTCTTAAGCCATATATCTTTGTTAAAGACGGAGAGGAAATTTATAAACAACTTCCAGAACTAATTGTTAATAAAGTGTACTGTGAAATGTCTAAACCAATGGTTGAAACAAATAGAAGAATAATGGAACGTCTAGACGAAATCAATGAACAAATAAATGACTACGAATATCGTATTAAAGACAAGTCTAAGCTTGAATTTGATGAGAAATATAATAAATTAGTCACTCAGAAATTAATGCATCAAACATTTGCTCAAGAACTTGTAGACGATCCAAGGCTATTAGCACTTAGTGATAGTGAAGCAGCCAAAGAATATATGTGTAACAGTAGCTGTCCTAAGTTAGATATACTATTAAGTCTAGTAACAGATATAATAAGCTCAGGAGAAAAGGTATGTATCTTTACTAAATATGAACGCATGCAACAACTATTAGTTGAAGAAATTCAAAAACAAATGGTTGTAAAAATTGCATTAGTCAATGGTTCTATGAATAGTAAGGAAAGACATAGACAAATTAATGAGCTCTTTGCTGGTGACCATGATATATTGATAGCAACTAATGCTATGACAGAAGGAATAAGCTTATCATGGTGTAAATATTTAATAGAATATGACTTAGCTGAAAGCTACGCATTACAGACTCAAAGACATGGTAGAATACGTCGTGCTAATAGTATAAGTAGAACATCATACGTATATCAAATCCTTGTAAGAGACAGTTGGGATGAAATACAAGAGAAGATAATAATCAAGAAGCAAAAGTATGATGAACAGATTAAAAATATTAAATAAAAGGAGATGGGAATATGTTTAATACAGAGGATTTTATAAAAGACTTAAATGAAAGCATATCTAAAATGGAAGCAGAGGAATTAAATATTAATGTAACTGGCGATGAAGAATCTGACAGAGAAATAATACAAAACCCTCAACAAGCTAATTATTTTTGTAAAGTAGTAAATGAATTAAGAGAAGAAAAAGCTAAAACTGAAGAGCTAATCAATCAAGAACTTGAAAGAGTTAAAAGAGAATATGAAGCATATAAGACAAAAGAACTTAATAGAATAGACGGTCAAATACAATACTTCTCAGGACTATTAGAATCATATGCTACTAAAGAATTACAAAACAGCAAGAAACGTTCTATAAAATTACCTCATGGTACATTATCTATAAAGAAACAACAAGATAAATATGATTATGATGAAGACGCAATACTAGAATGGTTAAAGAAAAACAAACAAGATAAATTTATCAATGTTCAAACTAAAGAAACTGTCAATAAGAAAGATCTTAAAAAAGAAGGATTTAGTCACAATGGTAAATTATATCTAGATGATATAGAAGTCGAAGGAGTAGTCATAACAGCACAACCAGACAAGTTCGAAGTTAAATAAGAGGTGAGAATATGATCTACGAAAGGGAGTTCATAAATACAGTTAAAGATGCTACTGATATGTTAGAGCTAGCTAATGAATACACAAGTATGAAAAAGGCTAGCCCTAATACTTGGCAAGGACAATGTCCACATCCTAAACATAGAGATAGTACTCCTTCATTTACTGTATTTACTGATACAAATACCTGGGCATGTTTCGGTTGTAATCAAGACAATCAATATGGCTCAGATTGTATAGCATTTATACAATGGATAACTGAAGGAGAATATTCGTGGCAAGATGCTTTATTATGTCTAGCTAATAGAGCTGGTATACCTATACCAGACGATAAGAATCAAGCTAAATATGATAAGAATCTTAAAATGTCTAATAAGTATCATAAAGATTTGTCATCAGAAGCTATGGAATATCTTGAGTCCAGAGGAATAACATCTAAAGAGATAGAGAAGTGGCACATAGGATATGACAAAGAAACAAATAGAATAGTATTCCCGTTGTATTCTAAGTTCAACCAAGTCGTCGGCTTTAATAAAAGACTATTAGATACTAGAACTAAGGGCATAAATAATAAGTATATAAATTCCAAGAACTCAGAAATATTTAATAAATCAACATTTCTTTATGGTATTCATTATATAAAACAAGAAGTTAACTATATTATTATTACAGAAGGAAGCATGGATGTTATCCTTGCAACTAAATATGGTTTGCAGAATGTAGTATGTACTTTAGGTACAAGTCTATCTCAACAACATGTAGAAGTTATAAAGAGAATGAATAAGATTCCTATAATAATCTATGATGGAGATGATAAAGGAAGATATGCTACACAGAAAGCTGCTAACCTATTTATGGAGAACGATATGTATTGTAAAGTCGT